TCATTCCATACAGACTTTTCCGACCGAAAGCAGATACGAACACCAGCCGTAACTGATGCCGAGGTCTTTTGCCTTTTCGACCACCTGAGTGATGCTGTACTTCGGTTCCGGTCTTTTTGCGAGCAAAAGTTCCTCCAGCATCCTTTCCTCCAGCGCTTCCTGCTTCCGACGTTCAGCTTGAGCAAGGCTGCGTTCCAGATAATACTCGCGGTGCTTGAGATAAGACTTGTGGGATTGTGCGGCCTGACGTTTCTTTACGCAGTCAGGGCAGAACTTCTGGCGGTTCTTGGCGTTCGGTATGTCCCGTCCGCACATCTCGCACTTTGGGGTACTCATCTGAAAATCCTCCCAGAATCCTTATCCATAAGAACAACCCGGCCCACGATCTCGAACCCGGCGAGATCGGCTACCTGCTTCAATGCGCTGACCAACGCGCTGATGGTGCGCATTCGGGCCGCTTCAAGCTGCTCCTCCTTGCGGATGTTCTTGTGAGCTTCGTAGGGTGTCGGGTCATTGTAATGCTCGCTGTTCTTCAGTTCCACGGTCGGCACCTCCTCATCAACAGATCATCGGAATCAGAAAGAACCACAACGGGTATGTCTGCCCGGTTACGATAACGGCTGCGACAATCGCAGCTCCAACAGCCAGCCACTTGGCTGCATCAGACATTTCAGCCCACATCATACATTCTCCTCATTCTCAGCAACGTAGCACCAGCTTTGGGGCGGCTTGCTCAAACAGCAGCCATTGATTGCGCAGGTCGGTGGGAGCATATAGCTTCCAGACGGCTGATAATGCTCGCAGCTCTCATTCCCGCAGACATTGGTTCCATTCATGCCACTAAAGCCATATCGGTAAAAGCTGGATAGAGGCTTGGGCTTGTCATAAATCTTCAGGTCGGAAATGTGCCAGCCATACAGGTCTTTCATGTCGGCATAGTTCATACCGATATCCCAGTCGGCGTATTCCTTCACTTGCTTGATATTGAGGCAACTTCCAGCAATCGCTGTTTCAATATCTTCTTTGACGATGCAGTACTCAGGGCCGATGCGCCGGATGTCATCACAGATGAACTCTCCAATAACCATCTGGGTATTACCGCGTATGCTGTCCGGCAGTAGCTTATTGAACTTTACGAACACAGGCTTTCCGTGATGGATTTCGCCGTCCATCGTTTCTTCGCCATCCTTGAAAATGGTGATGAGTTGCTGCGGAGCTTTTGTGCAGTAGATGTACGCCGTAAACGGCGTTTCCAGCTTCGGACGGGTCTTGCGCACCTCAATGGTTTTCTTGCCCCGCACAATGAGGTCGCACCACTCAGGCCGAATGCTGATGAGGACTGCTTTATTCTTCAGGGACATCGACATCCTCCTTCTTCATCAAACGGTACTTCCAGCGGGCGAGCTTCTGCTCCATGATCTCGACCATCCGGTCGCCGACCGCATCACACATATTGCAGGGGTCGTTGTCATCCAGCTCGCCGCCGAAGAAGACGATGCTGCAAAGGTAGATGTCGGCCAACTCTTCGACCAGATTCTCGAAGGCGTCCTTCTCAGACACCGGCGTGGGATTCACACCGCAGCGCACCCGGCGGAGCTTCAGAGCCGCCTTGGACGCTTCTACGCATTCTTCCGCCATCTGGGCAAGGATTTCTTCTTCAGGCAGGGCATCGAAAATCTTGATTTCAGGCATTGTTATCCTCCATCTTTGCACCACAGTTCGGGCAATAGCTAAACGTCAAGACGTTCGCTCCTCCATTCGTAATTCTGTACCCTTTGCGGCATCTTTCGCAATACGCGACACTGCGTTGCAAAACCCAATGAGATACAGGCCGTCGGCTCTCCGGGTCAACAGCAGGAGCTTTCATCAGGTCATCGGCAAACCCGGAAACGAGGTTCGCAACGCTTTCCTTGACAACACCCTTGTTGTAGTCGAGATGGTTCCCGGAGGCCATCAAGGTTTTGGCCTCCTCCAGATTCTTCTTCGCCGCATCGTTCCATCCGTTGACGATGGGCACTACATTAACTAACCGTATGTCGCTCATTTTTTATCTCCTTTCAGACAAGCCACTGGGCCATCATACTATCAAACTCCGAGAAGCCGGTGCAGTGCAGTTCGGCTTTCTGTTCATCGGAGAGAGCGTTGAACAAATCCATCAAAACTGCATCGTACATCGCTGTATCGACATCGAGGCTGTTATGCAGGCAGTACGAGGTCCACAAGGCTACAAGCTGGTTCTGGCAGGCATCGTTGTAGAAATCTGTCGTGTCATCCTTGACGTAATCAACGAGGAACTGCCATTCGGACTTCTCGGTCATCCAGATCACCTCCGATCTTGTAGGTCTTGCCCCGGCTGCGGCCAGTCCCCTTGCGGTACTCCGCAATCCAGACCGTCTTGCCGCTTTTGTAGTGGCGAAAGTGGCCTCTTACGGTAAAGGAACAGGCCGGGCTTGCATGGTGGCCTCTGGGAACCACTGTAAGCTGTTTTCCGGCCGAGTGAATGATGTATGTGGTGCTTGCCGTATTCGGCTTTGTGGAGCTTTTACGTTCAGCAGGAGCCTTCGAGGTTGTGGTAGCCACGCCACCACGGATGCTGCCCGCTCCATACGTCATCAGCGCCATCAGGGAGCCATACACGGTCAAAGCGCCCTGTTCAGTTTCGGCGGGGTTGCAGTCCGCAGGGAGCGTACTCACTTTCTTCTTCCACAAGCCGTTGCCCAGCGGAGCGAAGACAACGTGGCCGAGCTTCCGGGCCGGGCTGTCGAGGTAGAGCTTCAGCTTCTTGTCAGAGCGGAAGCACTTGATGGAGATGCCGCTCTCGACAATCTGGATTTCCACTTCTCGCAGGGGAACCGGCATCGAACGAACCAGATCGTTGTGCTCATCCCGCCATGCAAGGAGCTTTTCGATGTCCGCCGCTGTGACCATGATCTTGTCCATCATCGTGCATCCCTCCCAACGAATGTGCCGGCATAAAGCCGTCCGCCGATCATGTAGTGGTAGTATTCATGCCCGCGCTGGATGTCGGCCTGTCTGCCGGGCATGGGCCGAAGAACCAGCGGATGCCCAGCAACCTGCACCACATACTCTCCAGCGGGGATGAGCGCTGCCATCCACGGCTCCACCGGGCTGGCCCGAGCCGGGCAACCATCCATGCAGCAGGTGGCAGTAATCGGGTCCACGTTCATGGTGAACATGGAAAGCTGCTCATAGCCACTCATAATCACACCCACGCCGGTTCGACGGGCGACTCAGGCAGGCTGCACAGCCAGTCAATCACATCCTGCGGGACTTCTTCCGTCAACCACGAGTGGCCGTACTTGTAGCCGCAGACCGGGCAAGGCTTGCCGAGAATGCCATCAGGGTGTTCCTCAGGATGGAGCCAGCCGAGGGCCTTTGTTTCGGTCGCACCAGCCATTCCGGGATAGAGAGGCTTCTGCGGTTCGTAATACAAAGCTGCATCGCCGGAGATTTCGTGAGGAAGCGTAAGGCTGTACGGCAACTTAGCAACTTCGATCTGGTTATCGTTCAGGGCTGCGGTCATGCCATCGCAGAGCATCTTCCACGAGCTTTTCTTCATGGATTCCTGCCGACGAAGGGTTTTGCTGTTCAGCCGATAGTGGTACAGCGTGACAGGCGTGACAGCCAGCTTGTCCCATCCAAGCTCTTTCTGGTGCTTGCAGTAGGGACGCATATCGTTCAAATGCCACTCGTCCCAGATGGAGCAGAACTTGTCGAGCATTTCCTGCGTCCATTCATCGCAGGGGCGGCCTTTGCGGATTGCATCAACGCACTGACCAGCACCGCCACGGCAGTTGCCGCTCGGCAAGGGGCCGATAACGCCGGTGATGCTGAGTCTGCCATCCTCAAACTGGATTTCGCAGAATGCCCGTGCGGCAGCTTCATTTCTGCTGCGGGTGTAGACCTTGCAGAAACACGGACTAACAACTTTTTTCATATCACTCTCTCCCCTTTCGTGCTTCTTCAGCAATCCTGTCAATGTTGCGGTTGAGCAATTCGTTCATGTCCAAAAGCCGCTGTTCGAGGATTTCAAAGAACTGCTTCGTGACGGTCTCCTTGCTGATGACGCGGCAGTTGCTGTGAACTGCGAGAATCACGTCCTCAAACGTGATGCCGTCCAGCAGGTTATCGCAGGCTGCTAAGTCATCGCCAAGAGTCCATTTCCGTTCTTCCATTCGGACCTCTCCTTTCAGATGGACGCGCAGAAGTCGCCGAGCTTCTGCCACAAGTGGAACGTCTTCCGGCTCATCTGCACGGTATCGGGAACGCCCCGGCCGACCGTCCAGTTGTAAGCCATGCGGAACAGCCGCCCTGCGGCCTCCCGCTCCGATTCGCTGAAGTCGGCCAGCCATGCCCTGCGGCGGCGACCGCTGCTCCAAGTGCAGCCGTAGCGAACCATGCAGATGAGGTCGTACGGGATGTTCGCCCGGACTTCCTCAACGGTGAGCTTCATCATCCGCTTTGCCATATCACTCATCCTCCTTAATCCTGAAAAAAGCCATTGCGCTTGCCTTGATGCTGCTCGGCCATCCGTCCGGGTAGGGCCGCTGCGTACCATCCGTAAAGGGAACCATTGCGGTGGCCTCTACGGCCAACATCTCGCCCTCGTACTGGTAGGGGCGGCAGCGGAACGTGCGGAGCTGGATGCTCTCGCATTCCATCGTACCGGCTCCCATACGCCGCAGATCATCCGCATTGCGTGCCGCGTTCGGGTCATACCCGGCGGCTTTCATGTGGTCCAGAACCGTCATATCAGGCAACCTCCTTTCTGACAACATTCAGGCAGATGTAGAACCGGCCATCGAGGTCTTCAACCTCCCAGAAGTAGCCGCCGGTGTACTTGCCATCGGTCAGCGCCTTGTCCTGCCAGAAGCCTTCCTTGATGCACTCCGTGATGGTTTCCTGCCAGCCATCAAAGCGCTCATCCCCGGCCAGAGCCTTGAAGAAGCGGTTGACCGCGGTCTGCCACATCTTGCAGTCGGTGATGAGGTCGGCGCAAACCATGCCGTTCGGCTTGTTCACGATGGCAACCAGATCGACGTCCTGCTTGTGTGCGTCCTTCTCGAACTCGTCGAAGTTGGCGTATTCTTTGACTTTCAGCATCTCTCAGCCCTCCTTCTGCACATCCAGCAGCTCCCGGCTACCGTAAACCGCGCCCTCGCAGAACTCGCGGGCCTTCTTGCGGGCCGACGCGATGGACACGGCCTCAATTTTGCAGGTGGAGGTGTAGCCTCCGTTCTTGAGCTGCGGGTTATGGCGGAAATAGGTGACGATGTAGGTTTTCATATTCAAATCCTCCGTGTTTTGGTAAGTTGTTTTCTGTATCTTCATTCTAACTTACCAGTCTGGTAAGTCAAACTTATACTGAAGATTTCACAAAAAAATTTACCGTATACCGAAGGAACTTTAGCCAGCAGTTATGCTCTGCTCCCGAACCTCTCTAAGAACTGCTGGGCAGCACGGGCGCTTACCGGGGTGATGGTATGATGCTGGCATCCAGAAAGCTGGTAGAGGACGGTGAAGTAGTTTCCGGTGGCATCCTCGAACAGCTCTACATAGAAGTCCTCGAACATCACGACCTTATTCGAGCAAAGCGATTCCGCCTTCCGGGTGTCATATCGAACGCCGTCTACGGTCTGCGCCACAGCAGGGCTGGTGCTGTTGCCCAGCTCCGGGAGGCCCGCACCGTTGGCATCACTCATGGAGACCTCATAACCAGCAAAATGCAGAGCCTTTGACAGCTCATCGAAGGTGAGCGAGTTGTTCTTTAGCCGCCCGCTGAGGTTCTGCGGGGTCCAGCCCATGTGTTCGGCCAACTCTTTCTGGGTCTTCCCTGCTCCAGCAAGGGCTGCGCGTACCATATCAGATGCTCGCATACCATCAGCCTGCCTTTCCAGCCAGAACCCGATTCAGCAGGCTCTCGTACATGGTCTGGAGCATTTCACACTTGGCTTTCGCTGCGGCCAGCTCCGCAGCCATGTTCGGATTTGACGCCGGCGTAGACACCTTGACATCCCGGATGACCGGAACTTCTTTCGTGACCTCCACGATTTTCTCTACGGGCTTTCCAACTTCCAGCTCCAGCGAGATCAGCATTGCAACATCCACGTTGGTCATCTCTGCCGGGGTCAGGTGGCCCTTGTTGCCCAGCAGGCGGTCAACCGATACGGTCGTAATCTGCTCACAGATGGCAGTGCTTTCGCGCTCAGAGCTGCGGATGAGAACGTGCGTCGGCAGGTATTTCTTCGGTTGGGTGGTCAGGTATACGACCTCTACCGTCTCTGAACTGGCGTTGTTCTTCTCGTTAGAGACGATGATTGCCGGGCGGCCTGCCGCCTGCTCACAGCCGGTGTAGTTGTCCTTTCTCACATACCAAATGTCGCCACGCTTGATTTCCATACTCTTACTCCTCCTTTGCCTGACGCTTCAGCTCGGAAGCATCAATGGTGATGCAGGTGGTGTTGGCGACGATGCCGTCAGCAATCCCCTTGCCATGCTCGTCCAGCAGGGACTCCAGCGAGGTCGCGGTGAGTTGCAGGGCAGCGACCATGAACGGGAAGTCCATCAGGTCATACCGGCTTACAACGCCCATCAGCTCTTTGGTCATCGCGGTGACGCACTCAGCAGAAATACTGCGGGCATCATCGGGCTTATTTGCAAGCACTGCCAGCGTCATTCGCAGCGCATAGGGTATCGTTTTCTCAGCCATTGTCTTTGTCCTCCTTATACTCGCTGACGACCTCCAAGATTGCATGATCGCGGTGGTACGTCCAGCTATCGTCATTATCAATGTGCTTCCGCATCAAGACCGCCGCACGCGGGGCGAGCGCATTGAGCGTCGTGCGGTCAAGCTCATAGGCTTCCATAAGCTCCTCATCGGTGAACTGTGAGATATATTCCCGCACGTCCTCCTCATAGCTCCGAAGCTCATGCTCGGAGTAGGAGCGAACCAGCTCACAGCCATCCAGCGGCTTCGGGCAGTAATCGGTGCAGCCATCATCATGGATGCCCGGCTTCTTCCCAGTCAGGAACGGGGCCATGCAGATGCCCTGCGGGTTGAACACGCAGGTTTCAGAACAGCATTCAGTGCAGAGCTTCTGGCAGTGCAGCAGGCTCGTGATGCTTGCCGCGTTAGAGGCATCCTCGTTGTAAATCAAGTAGGCAATGCCCTTGCTATGCCGTTCATCAAACCAGCGCCAGATGTCAACGCGGCTGGTTCCTGCCGGGAAATCCAGAAACGGAGCCTCCATCGTTTCGGTGGAGGGGTCCATAGGGACATCCCCGAACCGCTTCCACAATTCTTCAAGCAGCGCATCGCGCTCTCTCAGTGTTCTCATTACCAACGCCTCCCCAGAAAAAATCTTGCCAGCCATACAACAGCCATCGCCCCGGCGAGTGCCCAAAAGGCGGCGCAGAGGATGTTCGTGGCCGCTTCGAGCCACTGATCTACCACGATCAACCATGCCATCATCATTTTGCCTCCCCTCAGCCGAATACCAAATCGCCAAACAGTGCGTGCTGGACAATCTCGTCCGCACAGGTGGCATCAATCTGGCCGCAGTCAACGGAGCCATCAGTGCTGTCCACAACGTCGCAGTTGGCGTAGCAATTTTCGAGCCACTGCTTAAATCCGGCGAGGAACTTGTCGAGGTCGAGGATGTAGCAGGTCTTGTCATCCTCAAACGGTTCTTCGAGCCAAACGGCGAGCTGTCCACCACGAGAAATCTGTTCACTTGCGTACTCCCCGAGATACTTGCCCTGCACAACAACGCGCCTGCACCAGTAGTTGATGCCGCCCTCCAGCGCAGAAACCATGATGTCATCGACATCCTGCTGGGTCAGCCGAGCCGTAATCTCTGCATGAACCTCAAACTTCTTTTTATCGGTCATCTTTCTTCATCCTTTCATCAAATTGTCGGGTCAAAAATCAGGCCATCCCACTTGCCGTTCAGACGGTCGGGGTACTTCCCGGTCGGAACCATGTACCTGTCCGGGACTTCCGGTGGCAACGGCCGCTCGTTCCTCAAATCCATACCAGCGTCGAACATCGAGAGCTGCACGGTCTGGCTGGTACGTTCCCGCAGGAGCCGATACCAGTAGATGATGTGGTTCCGAACAAGGTTCAGATTCACACCATCCGGCCATGCAGGGTCAGAACAACCGTTCTTCTTCAGGTCATCCCAGTGCTTATACTCAGCGTCCAACTGCTCCCTGATCTGGGCCTCGCTCATCTCTTCAGGGGGAATATAGCGGCTCACAGGTGCGCCTCCTTTCGGCGCTCATCGGCGATGACATCAGCGGTAGTGCGGTCAACGCCGAGCTTTTCGAGCTGCCGGTAAGCTGCTTCCTTTTCCTGCGGGCAGTCGGCCCAGACGAGATCATCAATCATGTCACTCAGCATACGCCAGCCTCCTCTCTTGTGATAGTCCCGCTCGTCCATGCCCCGGTGCGAATGCCAATGCTGGGCAGGCGGGCCAGCAGAGCCTTTTTCATGCTATCGAGGTATTCCCGATAGCGCCGTTTCTGAAGACCGGCCATCCATGCGCTCTCACAGTCGGAGTAGCCGTCTTTCTGGACAAGCTCGACAGCCAGCGACCATTCGTTGTCCTCCACGCAGATGTAAAATAGCTCGTTTTCGAGGATGACCCGACGCTCATTGCCGAGCCAGACGTTCGAGTTGGCCGCAGGCTGGAAGCTGGGACAGAGCTTCCGCAGTTCGGCACAGAAGCATTCGAGAACGTCTTCTTCCTCGTAACTGCTCCCGACCTCATCAAGAAGCCATTCATCGCCCGAAAGGTCTTCGTAACTGAGGTCGCGCTGTAAGCTGGTTTCCTCCTCTTTGGCGTGGGGGTCATTCCTGCGGTAGACCCGCAGATCATCGTTGTCAATGTAGAACAAACCCTCATACGAGCCGGTTACACAAACATTGCCACGTCCCATAAATCAGCCCTCCGCGTCTTCGAGGAACGAGATGACATCTTCGAGGCCGGAGGATGCAGATTCGAGCATATCGACCGCATTTTCTGCAACCTCATACCGCTCAGTCCCCTGCAAGCTCTCAGGGATGTTCTCGAAGGCTTCCTTCTCCTCCTCGTAAAGCTCATCAATCTGGCCCTTCAGCTCATTCAGGGCATCTGCAATCTTGCTGATACGCTTGCGCCGCGAGTTATTCATTGTCACAGTCCTCCTCCACTTGTTCGTTGCAGGAATCATCAGACTCTCTGTACGAGAAATAGTAATCATCAGGCGGCTCCGTTACTCCGCCGAACCGGTCAAGCCGACCGGAGCAATCATACATCGGATTCATCGCTGTTCTCCTTCAGGTAGCAGTGGTCAACGACCCAGCCTCCCTTGTTGCCGAAGTCCTTCATGTACCAGTCGAGGCGAACCATCTGGTCGGTGCCATCCAAGCAGGAACCGAACAGGCTGGTGGAGCAGCAGCTCGGCCGGAAAGCCTTGTTGTCGCTTCTGACCTCATAGGTGCGGCTGCGCAGCGGGTAATGGCGGTCAGGCCAGTTGCTGTCAGCAAATACGATGCAGGCGCTCACCGGCTTTGCAAGCTGGGTCTTGTTGTGTTCAACGAACAGGTCCCGCAGTTCGGGATAGGTCATGTTCTGGTTATCCATAGCTGATACCTCCATCAGAGAACAAAGCAGATAACGAGCAGGGTGACGGCAAAGGCTGCTGCGCCGATGGCAACGGCGTTCAGCACGTTGTTGAAACGCTCCCGGTCGGCATCCTTCTGGCGGCGGGCTGCGCGGCTCCGCTGCTGTGCGGGGCTGTTCAGCATCCGCAGGAAGCAGTTCGGGTCGTTCTCCCACTCACGAGCAGCGGTCATGTTCTTGTTTTCCATAACTAAAACCTCCAAAATATCAAATTCTTTACGGGTGGCTCCCGCGACGCCCCATGCGGAGCGTTTCGGCCGGTGCCGGCGGCCATATCATCAGGCGGGTCGGACTTCCTCGCAGTAGTAGAGGTCAACAAAGCCGTTGTTGTACACCCACATCTGGCTCATCCAAGGCTGCTCGCAGTGAGCCGCATCGGTGTTGTGCCAGCCATTGCCTCGGTTGGTGAGGACGTCGGTGTAGGTGGCTTCTCGTGCATCCACGCCCTTGACTTTGTGAGCTGCCCCGCTGCGCTTCATGATCTTGAGAAGGTAGACCGTTTCTTTGTCCATGTACTGCTCGGCCTCGTTCATGGCATCCAGCAGATTCTCCGCCTTCAGCATCTTGTAATCAATGGTCATCGGCTTGTAATTTGCGCTGTAGTCAATCGCTACGATGTACTCGTTCTTCATATTCCATGCCTCCATTCTCGAATCAGCCGAAGTACTTGCTTGCGAACTGAGCCTTGCTGAGCGTCTTCATATCATAAACGTACTCAACAGCGGATGCGACATCCATGTCGGTTTCAGTAACAAGTTCCTTGACCAAGTGGGTGAGGTTGTTCTCACGGATGTAAGACTTCATAGCTTCGAGTTCCATCATCGTCTGTTCCTCCATAATCTTACCGTTTTGGTATGTTTTTCTGTATCTTCATTCTAACTTACCCACCTCTGGTGTCAAACGAAATTTGAAGATTTATCGAAAAATTTTACGGAGTACGTCCGGGGCTTTACCTGCGGTCAAAAGACTATGCCCTCCGGGTCGATGATGACACATTGCCAGCCGTTGACGTAGTAGGCGTTCCCTCCCTCATCGACCAGAACCCGGTACTCACCGGCCAGTCCGATCTCCGGGTTCTGGAACTCTCCATCCCATTCGGGCTTCCGGGCCAGCCTGCCGGTCACCGCAAACCCGATGGAGGAAGCATATCGGCGGGCTGTGCGCTCAGTAGCACTCATGGGCGGTGTTGATAATCGAATAGGCCATCATTTTGATGGCTTCATCAATCGGGGTGTTCAGGCGAGGAAGACCTACACACTCAACTATCTCAAAGTTGAGCGTGTCTCCGTGCTCATCCTTCGCATAAATCAAGCAGCCATCGTCGTCCTCGACAAGCTCGATCGTAAAGCACGGCTTATGGCCTTCGTACTCCAGATAGCTCCAGAAAATGCTGGCTTTGGTCTTGCTGAGAGCTTTTAGTGACCAGTGCCAGTTGGCATCATTTTTGTTTGCCTCGGAAACCAAACGGCGAATGAGGCCTTTATGCTCACGCAAATCAAACATAGCTCTGAACCTCTTGACTTTCTCCTGCCCTCCTGATAAGATGGAAACGAGATGGGGCAGGTCCCATCCCGTTCCGTCTGGCTAGGTTCCCACAGGGTCGCAAACTGTGTGGGGAACCTAGCCTTTACTGTTTCTTAGACTCGCCGGTTGCGGGGTCGAGGACTCCGGCAATGCACTTAATGCACTGCGTCGCTTCCTCGTCCGTGTGACCGTGAGCTTTCAGCCAGTCGATCAAGCGGCTGGCTTCCAAAGCGGTCATGCTGCACTCGCCTTTCATTTTGTTACACCTCCTGCTCGTGCTTCCAACTTACCAGCCGGATGCTGGTAATTGTAGATAACTTACCTTTTTGGTAATTTATCTTAGTATCATTATAACTTACCCAACTGGTAAGTCAATCTGTTTTTTAATTTTTTCAAAATATTTTTTATATCCACTGGCTATTTGATGCCAAGCCGCTGGTAGCCTCTGGAAAACCTCTGAATTTGCATTTTGGTTACGGGTAAAAGTGTATTGGGAAACGTCTGGAACCTTCTGGGAAGGATTTGTCAAAAGTGCATAACAAAATTTGGCTATTTTGAGAATTGATTTTTCTGGCGACGTTGTTCCATCGGAATTTCCGTGCAAACAAAAAAATCCCCCTGCACCAGCCTTTTTACGGGTCATGGTACAGGGGGATTATCATTTTACGCTGACTTTGCGCTGACTCAGCCCAGATTCAGCGTATTCTGGGCAGCGGCCTGCTTGGCGGCGACGTGGTTGGCGTCGATCTGGGCCTCAATACGATTTTCGAGGTACTGGGTCGTATCGCCGAATGTGCTCTTGATGTAGTCCTGTGCGTCGCTGCTCATGCTTTTCAGGGCGGCAGACACGGCCCGCATCAGGGCTTCCTTCTGCTCTGCCTCATTGAACGTCCCGGCGGCTTTGAGGTCGTTGACGTAGGTCTGGTTCATCGCGGCCACGGCATCGGACACCGCACTGCCGATTTCGCGGACGAGGCGCTGCACCTTGATGTCGTTGATCTTTGCCACGATGAACTCGATGAATACGGCAATGCCTTTCTGGATGCAGGCGGTCACGATGGGAACGCAGACCAGCAGGGCAACGTATAGCAGGCTTCTCGTAAACTCATTCATATTCGGTTACTCCTTTCATTCAGTGAACCTGATTCTTCAGGCTGTTCATCCGCTTATCACCTTCGATGGCGGCAGCGGTAAAGCTGTTGTTCTTCCACCACGCAGCGACGCTGGTGGCAATGGTCAGGCCGGTGGTCACGAACTGTTCCACCTCCGAACTTTCGATGGGCAGCAGGGGCTTCCCGGCTGCGCTCGAAACCTGATTTGCCAGAGCGAACGCCAGAGCGGCCGTGCGGGCCAGCGTAGCGATGGACACTTTGCTATTCGTCATAGAGCCTATCTCCTCTCACAGGTACTTGTCAGCGCCAGACAGCGCCTTCCACGATGCAGGGCCGCAGATGCCGTCCACAGTCAGGCCATGCGCCTCCTGCGCTTTCATCAGGGCATTTTCCGTACCCTCTCCGAACAGGCCATCAGCCTTCAGCTTCAGGAGCTTCTGGAGCATGATCGTCGCACTGCGGTTCGCGTCCCCGGTGCAGCCCCGGCGGATGGTTGGAAGCACGAACTTGTTGTAGGTCGTGCTGGGGTACTTTCCAGGCGTGGTGCAGAGCCACGTCGCTTTCGTGCCACGGGTGTCGGCGTGGACAAAGGCTCCACGGCTGTGCCAGTAGATGCCGATGCCGCCGAACCCCACGGCTTGAGCAAGGATGCCCAGTGCCACAGGGTTGATACTCCGATTCTCCGTCCTCCAGTCCGCTGCCATGCCGTAGCGGTGCTTGGAGTTCGGGCTTCCGCCCACGGCCTTGCTGGCGTTGTGCTTGATGCAGCGGTAGCCAGACGTGATCTTCAGCGGGCGGTTCACCTTGTCCCGGATGAGCTGGAGCTTTTCGGCCAGCTCCGTGTCCACCGACTGCTGTCCGCAGCCGCAGGGACACTCGAACTCGGACTTGGTAAAGTTCTTGGTGAGCGCGGTCTTATCCCCGCGCTGGAACGTAATGATGCTCAACTTACACACCTCCTAAAAGCCGATTTGGGTAAACACATGGCCGAGAAAAGCACCAATGACGGCGGCCACGACATACCAAACAGCTTTGCGCCACATTTCGCCATCACGGTCTTCCAGTGTTTCCAGCCGCCTGCCCTGTTTTTCCTGCTCCTTCACCATGCTTTCCATGCTCAAGGCCAGCTTCTCGACCGAAGTGGACATTGCGCCCATTTTGCTTACGCTTTCCTCCAGCAAGGCGATTCGTCTGTCCTGACGGGCATTTTCTTCCTCGAGCCGACGCTTGAACTCCTCATGCTCGGCTCGCGTAATAGGCTGGTCCATCTGAACCTCCTCTCCTTCGTCATACAAAAAAATGAGGGGAGTCGGCTCTCCCGACTCCCCTGCGCGATCACTCGACCTCGACTTCGAGGTCCTTCAGGATTTCCTCAACCTGCTTCCGAATCAGCGCCGGAACCTGATCGAGGGTCTTCTTGCCCTTCACAATGAGGGTTGCATAGATGACTGCCATGATGCCTTTCTCCTTTCTCAGTAATATTTTTAAGGCAAATTCCCGCAGGCGGCTCATGCGTTGCCGTCCGCCGCGAGAATGGCCTTGACTTCTTCCCGCAGGTGCTCAGGTACCTGCTCGATGGTTTTCCGCCCCCGGCGGATGAGGTTTGCATAGACTTCTGCCATGATTATGCCTCCTTATCTGCGGCGGATGTGACCGCGATGAGCTGTTCGTACACGTCGCACAGCGCCATCTGGGTATTATCGAGGTTGGCTTCCAGAGAAGAAACCTTGGTTTTCAGGGCTTCATTCTCCTCCTGCAATTCCGCCATCGTTTTCTTCTTCTGCAACTTGGCTACAGAATCGACTCTTACTCTGTTCAAACCCATTACTGGAAACCTCCCTGAATCGAAGCGATATAACCGCTCTCGCCGCTTGCGCCGCGCTCTGCGGTGACGCGGAAATTGAACGCAAAGCCGTTGGCCGCAGTCTGGTTCGTGAACAAATGGTTCCGGCCATTCCGGGCCTCGGTGGTGGCGTCCTCCCATACCGGCGAACTGTCCTTGCCGTTGTTCGTGACCTCCACCTTGAACACAGCGTCGGCGGGAATCAGACCGCCGACGGTGATGGCGCAGAGCGTGATCTGGGCATCCGCCTCCATCGGCTTCGCCAGCGTGATGCTGGCGGCGGTGACGGCCTTCGTAAAGGTGAACGTCTTGGTTACGGTGGCCTTGCCATCGGTCACGGTAACGGTCATGGTGTGACTGCCGTTCGTAATTTTCTGGAAATATTCACCGGTGACGGCGAAGCTGTTGGTGGTCTTGCGGGTCGCGGTGTAGGTGCGCTTGGTCGTGCCGTCCAGCTTTTCGGTGACAGTCAGGGTGTCCACCGCGTCCTCATCATCCACGGAATACGAGACGGTGAAGCCGCTGGACTTGGTGCCGAGGCTGGCCGCGCTGGAGGTCGTGATCGTCGGGGCGGTGTTGTTATCGACCGTGCGCTTGCTGGAGGTGGTGTAGCCGGACTGCGCATTGTAGCTGTCATACGCCTTGACACGGTACATCACGGTTGCCCAGCCCTTGGTGATGGTGTCGGTGTAGGTCAGAGCATTGCCCTTGTACACCTGCGTGTAGGTGCTACCGCCGTTGGTGCTGCGCTCCAGAATGTAGCCGGTCAGATTTCCGTCGCTGTCGCTGGCCGCAGTCCACGAGATCACCAGCGTGCTTCCACCCTTGACATCGTTCGGGACCGCGATGGACGGCGGCGCAGACGGGGCGTTGTTGTTGACCACCGTTACCTGCGAACTGGTGCGCCAGCTGGACTCCAGTCCCTCATCGTCATACGCCTTGACACGGTACATCACGGACGCAGTGCCAAAGGCGACATTGTTCGTGGTGCTGGTGGCAGTACCCTGATAAATCTGGCTCCACGAGCTGCCGCCGTTGGTCGAACGCTCTACCTTGTAGCCGGCGAGGTTTCTTTCTGCATCAGAGCTTTTTGCCCACGAGATCGAGATGTTCGTGCCGCCCATAATGGACGAAGGAACGGAGATGCTGCCCGGGGTAGATGGTGCGGTGTTAGTCGAGACCGCGCCATCGTCAGACACCAAGAGAGAAGAGGGCAGAATCAAAGCGGGGCGAATGCCGCGCGAGTTGGAGCAGTTGGTGTCGCCACTGGTGCCAGCGGAGCCGACCGCCAGCGCGCGGTTGGAGGTGATGTTGCAGCCCGGAGAGCGGAGCCACCAGCCGACGGCAGAACCGTTGAGATAGGCAACACGCTTGGAATCCGAATCACTGTCTGCACAGCCCTTGAAATAGGCTAGCTCTGCACCCTCGCCTCTCGGCATATAGGAGTAGCTGAAACTCGTTTCGGTCGTACTGAGCAGGAAGATCTTCGCAGACAGGCCATTCGAGCCGCTGGTGACGGTCGTGGACGTACCGTGGCCCTTGCGATACGGAATCTTTACCTGTTTGATCGCATTCCTGATGTTCGACTCGAACAGACCCAGGAATACGCCGTTCAGGTAAGAGTGGATGGTACTGTTGGCATAATCGTTGGTGTTCGAGCTATCCCACTGGCGGCTTTCGTAGATGTCCTGCATCAGAAGCCACGTTCCGGCGCAGCTATCGTCATAGACGCTGGACGGCTTGCCCTGATGGACGACGATGAAATCTTTGGCAGAACCATTTACTTTCAGCTTGATGATGCTGCCGACTGCTTTGGAACCCAAGGTTACATAAGCCATAAAAAAGGCCTCCTTTTATTGAATTTCCGGCGTAAAATTTTGTTTCAAATTGAGCGGCGGTGAACGGGATAAGTTCATTCGTTTCATTAGAACTCGATTCTTTTTGCCGTGGTGTTCCAGACACCTTCCACCACCGTGCCGTCCAGCGTCTCAAACGTAATCGTGAACGGGTTCCCGGTGACGGAGGTATTGAACATCAGCTCCAGCAGAGCCAGACGGGCGGACACGTCGGAGATACTGTTCTGGATGGAGTGGTGGGCTTCTTCGTCCTCATCGTGGGCATCCACGAGCTTCTGGGCTTCCCGGAGGAATGCGGGAAGCATCGTGACCGAGCAATACTGCTCAACGTCCTCCGCCGTCATCCATGCCTCGCACTTATAGTCTACGGTGACACCCAGTCCCTCGCCGATGACGATACACACCGGGAAGCGGCGGACGTCTACTCCGGTGTCAGAGGCGGCGCTGACGTACTGCGGATAATCGCCCAGCGTTCCGTAGTAGATGAGGACTTCGCCCTTGTCCGGGTCAAAGGCGAATACGCCGAACTCCCGGAGCCAGAAGCCATGGTCAAGACCGCCGTTCAGGTCAGAGCGGTATTCCACGATCATGCGGACGCTGGCTCCATCATAGACCGGCGCAGTCGATGTGCCCGCAGCGACCGGCTCAACCAGTGCGGTCATGGATGCGGGCTTCACATCGTCCGGGACGATTCCGCTTCCCACCATAATCTTGGAAATCGGGAGCTGCTGCCCTGCAACCAGCTTGGCAATCAGCTCTCGACCGCTGTCCGTAACAACAAAGCCATAGTAGCTCATAACTCATCCTCCTCGATTTCGGGCAGTTTTGTCTGCGTGATATTCTGTGCTGCGGGGACCGGCAGCACGGTGTCGATAAAGTCCTCGCCAACTGCTATCTCCGGCAGGGTCGTGGTCATATAGCCGCGCCCCAGAATGGCCTGCATCGGCACATCTGCGACCATTTCTGGTGATTCAGTCTTTGCGACCACCATGATGGCTACGCCTGCGGCCTTGATAAAGGGTGCATTCAGCAGCTTGGAAACATCATCTTCCGGTGTCAGGGCATCGGTTTCAAAAATCATGGTGGCCGGGATGGCCGGGTCCTCGCGGTAATGCAGGGGCTTATCCCAAAACATTTTGAACGCCCGGATGATGTCATAGTAGGTGCAGTTGTTGGTGTTCTTCCAGATTTTGTATATCAGGTACGTCCGGTAGGCATCATCATCCAGTACATACACAGATTCTTTGGCGCAGGCCAAAGCACCGGCTTCAAGGCGGGTCAGAACCGCATTGTCGCCGATGCCATCAAGCTGCTTCCCAACTGCGGTCTGGATATTCCGCTTGTCGCGCAGGTCTTCGTAGAACTGTCGAACCTCGTTCAGCTCATCACCAACGGCCTCCATGAGTGCGTCGATGACCGGCTTGCCCTTGAACTGCTCCACAAGATCATCCCGGAGCTTCTGGACGTAATCAGCCATCCATGACCACCTCAATCCTGTTTTCGTCCGTAACGGCCCGCTCCCGTGCCGAGATGGACACGCTGCGCTGGGTGTAGCCAGTGGGCATATCGCCGTCATTCGGTGTTGCAAACAACCATACGTCGATGTAGTCGATGCCAGACACCTGCAAGTTGAACTTCTGCGGGATGACGTTCTCGCCCGCCTCAAGCCCGGCCATCTTTTCCAGAATCTGCTCCTTGATAAGTTCGGCGTAGTTGGCCGGAGGATTGATGTTCGGACTCAGGGTGACTCCGACACGGAACCAGACCTTGATATACGTCGGGCGGTTGAAGCGAATCACGATGTCCTCGCCATAAACGCCGTGCAGGGTGGCTTCTACACTGCCGAAAGTGTTGATGCCGCCTGCCTTTGTGTTCAGGATTTGCTGGGCAATTTCCGTTGCGTCGCCGCCCTCGACTACGACCTCGATGCTGTGCGGCCACCGGCCAGCAGAATCCACTTCGTTTGTGCAGTTCTCATAGGGGGCCACACTGACTACACCCTGCACATTCTTCAGGATGGCGCTCCTGATGCTTTCCAGCATGGCAGACGAGCGGTTGTAGATTTTGTTCGTATAGGACTTTCGGAACTCGATGTCGCTCTCTGCAAGCTGGCCCGCAATGTAGGAGCCGACATTGGAAACGGCATTCAGGCCCGGTACAGCCTTTACGATCTTCGTAATGACTCCATTCGGGATGAAAATATCCCCGGCGTCCACCGTTTCAAACGTAACGATGCTGCTGACAGACGCTGTGGTCAAATTCTCTGACAGAACCAGCGTGTTGGAGCTGGTTTCATCCACGGCTTCGATCACGATGGTGTCATTTATGACCGTGACATGGAAGTCCTTATCGGTAATGGCCGTCCCCAGCGCCTCTAGGGCTTCACTGGAGCCTTTTTTGGCATCAGGGGTAATGGTGTATAGGTTTCCGTTAAGAGCTACCCCAAGGGCTGTTTTTGCCTCCGGGGACGCGAGGATAACGGTGGCCTTGTTGAAGGATGCTCTCGTGATCTCTGCGTCTGCGCTGGAAACAAGGTTCGTGGCCGGGCTGGTGTCGGATGCAATCGACGTGCCGACCGGAATAGCCGTACCGTCCACGCCGGTACAGAGGATGCTGTAGTAGGACTTTGCAGCCATTCCGCGCGTGGAGCCGCCGAACTGCGCTGCATAGTCAAGGCTCACTCCGGTCGCGCTGGAAACGTACTCCGAGTGATACACATCCACGCCAAATTCCCACAGCTCTGCGATTTCATCTGCTACATTGGTCAGCAGGTGATTCAGCAAAGACTGTGGGTTCTGGCGGGTGTTCACGCCGAGGCGGGCCGACATTCGTTCGTGCATATCATCGAGGATTGCATCCAGACGTTTCGGGTTAGGTCCCTGCGGTGTTAAGCCATATTTTGCCACGGTATTCTGATCTCCTCTCTGAACCTGTCTTCGTCCGTAGTAAACGAGATCGCAACGGACGCACTGCGGTTCTTTTTGTCAATGTCAAACGAAATATCCGTCACATCCTTCACTCCATCAACGCTCATCACGGTTTCCCGGATAAGATGCCGGAGCTTGGACTCATTCGGATTTTTGACCAGCAGGTTCTCAAAGTACGGAAAGCCGAGCGAAGGCATCAGCCGCCACTCTCCAAAGAACCAGAGCAAACGAATACGGACAGCCTGTACGATGCTGTCCGTAGCTGAAATGTCGCCTGCCGCCGAGAGTTCTAAGTCCCCGGTGGCATCGAGCTTCAGGTCTATCACGTTTTTCCCTCCTTTACTGCGGCTTCCCGGTCATGCCGCCGCTGTTGCCACTGTGGGTGTGGTTTGCGAGGCTGATACTGCCGTTGGACGCCTTGACATCATCCCTTGCGGTGATGCCGCCCTTGACCGTGAGCTTTCCGGTGATGTCCACGCTGTCGGGTGAAATTGCCAGCACCGTGCCGCCGACTGTGATCTGCACAAGGCTCGGCTCCACTTTGACCTTGGCCGAACCGAGAGTCAGTTCTGCGGTCTTGGGCGTGATTTTGGCTTTTGTGTCGCCTGCGGCAATGGCTACGGCATCCTCATCACAGGCCAACTTCATGGTGCTGTTGCCGCCAGATGTGAGGTTTGGAATGGCAATGGCGTTGGTCAGGTCAAACTTCAGTTTGGTGTCAGTTTCCTTGCCGTACATCCAGTAATCGAGTGCCTGCTCACTGAAAACCAGCAGGCATCCATCGCCTTTCTTGATGGGCCATGCAATGGTGACGTTTTTGCTCTGCGGGAACATGACCGGGACGCCTGAGATTTCTGGAAAGTCCATCGTGCTGCCATCGGGCTTTGTGAACTTTGCTTTCGGTAACACGGTGGCGACGCCCTTGCCCGGGTCGTAGCTTTTTATCTCGCCCGGCAGAGCCGTGTGCATATCCTCCGTCGCGCTGCGGGCGCTTTTATTGATTTGGTCAACAAACTCCTGCATCATTTTTGCTTCACCTCCAGCAGGCGGGCCGTGCAGCTCCATGAACCTTCCATATTGTCGCCCTCAATCCGCACCGAGTAGACCCGGAAATAGCCCTTGACTACTTTGCTGTTCAGGTACACATAATCGTCCAGTCCGATTGCGGCGTTCATCAGGTACTCCACGTCCCAGCCGTAGCTGTACCCCTTGTCCTCATTGGAGATTTGGACACGCTCTGGGAGGCCCAGCAGGCCCTTTTCTGCCGAAAGCTCATACACCTCGCGGCTCATCGTATCGCCCGGCTTTTTGACCTGTAAGACGCCGTTGTTGATGCTCCACGTCAATCCGCTGGTTTCGCAGGCTTTCGTCAGCACATTTCTTGCCGGGCCAACATAGCTGTAGCCATTCGGGATGTCCTTGAACTCTGCGTTGTAGGAGAAAGAAACCGTCACGCCCATCTGGTCTGCGGTGTCCTGTATCAGGGTCTTGCAGTTTACAGCCCCGGCATAGCTTACGGAAACGTAGGTGTCGCGGACTTCAATGCGGTTATCCACCAGCTCGATCTCCGTTGCCCTGTCTGCTCCGTCAGCTTTTGTCGTAGCAAATGTGACCACGCCGGTGAAGATGAGCGGACGTGTATCGCCATACCCTGCATGGAGTACGACCACGCAGTCGTTTTTTCTCAGCTCTGCAAGGTGTTCATCATTCAGGTTCCAGATGGTCACCTTCGCTGTGTTCTGGCTGTTGGTGTCCGCTTTCTCGACGGAAAACGAAACGTGCAGCGGGCGCTTTCCGCTTCCAATCTCAAATCCTGTAGAGCCGGCCTTTCCGGCCGACAGCCGGTACTGCCTGTCGAAATTTTCCACGGCATTCTCCCCTTTCGATGGCAACAAAAAAGGCCGCGTTTCCGCAGCCCTGAAGATTTCCTCTTATCAACTCACTCCTTTGTCTTGCAAGAAGCCCGCTGACATGATATAATCATAGAAACGGAACTTCTTTGGATGTTTCCGGGCAAGAGATTGGAACCAGCGGTGCTTTTGTAGGGCGAGCCGCTGGTTCTTTTTTGTTTGCCCGGTTCACATCTTCATTCTTATCTACCGTTCTGGTAATACAATGAAAGTGACCAATGATATGAGCGTTTTTCAAAAGTTTCCCGTTTTGGTCAGTCCGAGGACCGTCCGGCGGACAATTCAACGGATTCTGTGTAAAATCGGCCATTTTGAGCAACATTCATCCCAAAACCTCTGAAAAGCCTCTGATTAAACCCGGACTTTACCAGTAAAAGTATATGGAAATTTGTCTGGAACCTTCTGAGAACGAATTGTCAAACCCGCTATCGAAGATTTGTTCAAAATGAGAATTGATTTTACCGGATGATTTGTTCCAGCATCATGCCGGGACAAACACAAAACGAGCCGTCCCATCGGCAAAATCCTGCCGACCGACGCTCTCCTTTTCGGTCAGGACAGCGAAGATGCCGCTGGGCATATCATCCCGGCCGAACAGCAGATTGAGCGGAAACTGTGGGACCATCTTGACACCGAGCAGCAGTGGCGTTCCGAGTGAATCCATCACTCCGAGCATCCAGTAGCCGCCGGTGTCATTCCATGTGAATCGCAGTTGATACAGCCTGCTTTGGAGGGAAACTTTGACAACGCTGTCGTTCATATCCGGGACTTCGATGACGAAGTAGTCCAC